AGAACTAGGACTATTCGTACCGATCCCGACGTTGCCCGCGCTTGTAACACGCATTCTTTCAGAGCCTACAGTATATAATCTTAAATTATTATTAGCATTAAATATACCAACACCGTTTTGATCACCATAAAGGTAATTATTAGAATTTTGTAATAATAATTTACCAGTTTGACCATTAACCACTTGTATTTCACCTCCATTTACATGAAGTTTATTACCTGGCGCAGTAGTCCCGATCCCGACGTTGCCGGCGGCCTTGATAACCATTCTATTGAGATTGGTGGTTCTAAAATATAGATCGTGAGCTGTTGTAGTTCTTAGATATGCTTCAGATTGAGCGTTAAGCAAATCTACATCACATGGGCCACCTGATTCAAGTATTAACTGAGTATTACCTGTGCCGTTTATTTTTACATTACCTACAACTTCTAACTTCTCACTAGGGCTACTAGTACCAACACCAACATTACCCGCACTAGAAGATGTTAAATATACATTAACACCACTAGATCCAAGTTGTGATATACCACTAGAAATAAAACTTCCTTCTACTTGTAGTTTAGAAACTGGACTAGTCGTTCCGATACCAACGCTGCCTGCGCTTGTAACACGCATTACTTCGCTTCCGCTTGTAGATACTACAAAAGTATCATTGCTGGGAAAACCAAAAGAAGTATTAGTGTCTCCAGAATGCCTTATATATCGTGGCATTAAAACATCATCTGGTAAAGCGCTGTTAACTTCTAATATACTATCTCCTAAGTTTGAAGAACTTGTCCATTTAGGTATAAAACCAGTCGTTCCACTACCTGATGCGAAAGTAGATAATAAATCGGCAGGAGTTATTTGTACGTTTTCTGCACCATCCCAGCCAACTAAATAATTTACGTTTGCTTTATCTGTTTCTACTACGAATTGTGAAAACTTTATTGCCATATCTTAGTGTACTATTTTTAATAAATCTCCTGTTCTATAAACATCTCCTGTTGTTAATCCTCCTGCAATAGCCGCTGTATTATCTGCAAACTCTGATACACCTGTTACTGATATACCTGTTGATGTAGTTTGTAATTTTACACCACCTTGATAATATAAATATGCTGCATTAGCATCTCCTGCAATTATATTGTTACCACCTGCCACTAATTTAAACTCATTTGCTGCAGGAAATTGAAAATAAGTATCTCCATCTCCAGAATGATAAATATATTCTGGAATTGTAACATTTCCTGCAAAAATTGCGTTTCCTGAAGTGTCTATACGCATTCTTTCTGTACCTCCTGTATCAAATCGTAATATAGGAGCATTTAAACTTAAATAACCATAATTTCCACCACCTTTTATTTCATAATTAGTATCAGCAGTTCCAAAAAATAATTGTCCTTTATTAGTTGCTTCTGCTATCTTTACATCTCCAGCAAAAGTTGCGTTTCCACTTGAATCGAGTTTCATTTGCCCTGTTGTTACTGACTTTCCATTTGGTCTTAAAAATACATTTCCTGCGCCTGTCGTTGATAATGTTGCATTTGAATCACTTGAATTAAAATGAGTATTTGCAATTACATCTCCTGTAAAAGTTCCATCACCTGTTACTGATATACCTGAGCTTGTGGTTTCAAACTTTTTACTACCACTGTAATATAAATTAATTGCTCCACCACTTTGTGCATCTAACATAGAAGCATCACTTGGATTTCTAACTAATAAAGCACTTGTTTTAATTAATAAACTTCCTGTGCCTGCATCATCAATATATGAGTTAGAACCATCGTGGTAAATCTGTAAGTCTGATGCAGTACCAAGTCTTAATCTAACATTATCTATTAAATCAACATTACCACCATTTATATCAATACCATTTGATACAACTGCTTGACCTGTTATTCCAACCCCTGTGTTTGTGGTTTCAAATTTGTTAGAATCGTTATATCTAAGTTTTACTGCACCACCTTTTATGAATTGAGCCATATTCGCTCCACCTGTTGATGCACCTATGAAAATATTTGTTTCCCCAAGTATGTTTAAATTTCCTGTACCAGCATCTTTTATATAACTATTATTTCCATCGTGATATATTTCTAAATCTGAAGAATTACCAAATAATGCTTTTACATTATCAGTAAAATATGCAGGTTTGACAAATGTAACCGCCTGTGATAAAGCATCTACTTTAAGATATGTAGTAACCCCTCCAGAACCGTCATCAGATTGAAATATTATATCACCATCATCTCTAAACTGTTGAATGTATAAATCACCTGTTCCACCTGATTTGATATAAGAGTGACTTGTATCGTGATATATTTCCATATCACCACTATTACCAAACTGCGCTTTAGCATTATCAACCCACCTTGCATTTAGTTGAAAATTAGTAAAATTATTACCGCCATCTAAATAAAAATATGTAGCAACCCCGCCAGATCCATTATCTGATTGGAATATTATATCTTTATCATCTGCATAATTTCTTATATTTAAATTGCCAGTATAATTATCTAGATAAGAATCTGAACCATTATGATACTGTCTTAAATCATAACCTGTCCCAAAAGTTAAATGAGAATTATCAGGAAAAACAGTAAATGGAGATGAGCCACCTGCGCTACCATCTAAAAAGAAATACGTAGCAATACCACCAGCACCATCATCAGATGAGAATATTATATCTTTATCATCTGCTTGCTGTGTGATATATAAATCTCCTGAATAACTTTGTATGTAACCGTCATCATTTAAAGATTGTATTCTTAAATCTTGACCATTACCAAATTTAGCTACTACACCATCACCAAAAATCAAATCACCAGTCATTGTACCACCGGCAAGTGGTAAAAAAGGACCTCCCGGTACTAATGAATTTATGAAATCAGTTGGTGTTATTTGAATATTATCTGCCCCATTGTATCCTACAATGTGACTCAATGCAGAAGCGTTAGTTTGTACTACAAATTGGGAGAATTTTATTGCCATGTTATTCTGTTATTAAATCATCACTAGTTGCTTCATCAACCATTGGGGCTGATTGTTGCGTTATAATCTCATCACTACCTGGAGGAGGAAATCCGGGTTGCACGTTTCTTCCAATATTTAATCCTATGTCTATGAATATAGGCATCTTACCAGAGTGCTAATATGTTAGATGCAGTAGTTCCTGTTGCAAAAACCTTTACTACCTGAACAGGTATAAACGCTCCTGTATTGATTCCTACTAAAGTAACTTCGTCTCCTCCGACAGTTTCTACTTTTATATTACCTGCTGTTCCTACATACAATAAACAACCGAAATTTTTACCGGTTGGCGATGATACTAAAGGAATATTAACTAAATCATTAGGTGTTACGGCTGCTGCTCTATATGCTTGTAATTTTTGATATGCCATTTTATTTATTTATTTATTTATTTATAAGGATGAAGTCTGTTTAAGCTGTCGCGTCTTTCTTGACAACCGCACGGTTTGCCTGTGACTTTTTCATAAGCCTTAGCCACCTTGTCAGCCCCAATTAATTTAGCTGCTTTGTGAACAGTATCTCCCAGTCCTCGTGATCTCATTTATTTTTTACACTTACAAAGTTTGTTTGGACAATTATGTACCTGCACAGTAAGTTTTACTAGCAAATTGTTCCATACACATAATAATTTATTCCAGATGTATTGAATCCACAATCCAAATTTAACAAATAATTTTCCCATTGTTATTTCTTTTTTCTAAGTTTTTTTAATGTCATAGCAAAATTATATGCTTTTGACCCTTTAGGGCATGATTTACTACCTAGTTTTTTTCCAGAACACTTTCCTAGCGTTCCTTTTTTCTTTGCATTCGCAAAAGCCTTTTGAATAAAACCTCCTGCCATTACTTCTTAATTAAAGAAGATAGGTGTCCTTTTACGTTGTGTACGTGTGCAGGAATTTTATGTCTGTATGACATTCCTTTGTCTGCACCGTATGCGTGACCATACATTTTTTTAGACATTCCTTTACTTTCGTCTCTTCTGTCTTTCATAGACTGAGATTTTTTTCCATCTCTTGAACCTATAGATTCGTCAAGTCTGTCATTATAACCTTGTTTCATTTTTTAAATTTTAAAATTATTAATATCTTTACAAAGATAACAATTATTTTATGGATGATTTTCTACAAACTTATGATGACGGAATGAGTGTTGGTTACAGTTTAATAACTGGAGAAAATACATTTGAAGAAATTGGTTTATACCTAGATGAAGTAATATTACCCTTTGATCCTACTAATCCACATATCGATATTGAAGACATAAATCATATGATAAATTATTTTGAAGAAAAAGAAGAATATGAAAAATGCACAGTATTAACAAATTTTAAATCTAATACAAATCTTGATAACTATTAAATCTTCTATAAGAAACAATTACGACAGAAAAGAACCTACTAATGATTACCTAAAATATTGGAGAGTTATTAGATATTGGGTAAAAGCAAAGTATGGTATTACAACTCCAGACCTTGAAATGTTGTTGTTTTTATACAGTGAGCAATTATTTAAAAAAACAGATTTTAAAGAATATGAAGAACTTATGTCTTGGGACATTAATAGGTTTGATAGAATGCTTAGAGATGAATGGATTCATGTTTGGAGAAAGCGTAGTGGAAAACAAGCGACTCTATATGAGCTAACATATAAAACAAGACGTATCATAGATACTATATATAAAAAACTAAACGGAGAAGAGATATCTGAAAGAAATCCTTTGTTTAACAAAAATGTATCTTATACCGACAAAGTGTATAGAAACGCAATTAAGAAAATAAACGAAACTACAAAACAACTACAACATCACGCTCCTGAATAATCGTAAGCGGTTCGTCTTTTAATAAAATTTTGTGTCCTGCGGCTTTATCATAGTAAATATGGTTATCTTCATTTATAACCTCTACGTTGTTTCCTACCTTTAATACTATACCTTTTTTATATCTATAGGCATCTACATCTTGAGAAGATAAAAGCAATCCTGAGTCTGTTTTATATTCTTCTATAGTTTCTCTTACTATTATGTACTTATTTACGGGCTTCATATTATTTTTTTTCTTTTAGTCTTTCAATTTCAAATTCTAAATGTGCTATTGCCTTATGCAAATCTTCTACTGGGGTTTCGTGCTTTCTTGAACTGCGTAAACAATATGTAACTGCTGTTCCTATATTATAAGTACATTCAAAATCTGAAACAACATATCTAGCTTGATAGTTTCTTTTTTTATTTGTTCCTATATAATAATTAGGAACTCTATTGTCTTTTGACATATTATTGTTTATTATCGTATGAACGTGCTAATGTTATAATAGCATTTGTACTTAGAATAGTCGTTGCTACAGAGACAGCATTTATAAGTGCATTCTTTGTAACCTTTAATGGATCTATGACCCCCATCTTATACATATCTCCAAACTCTTGGTTCTTTACATCATAACCTCTTTTATCATCTAGTATGAATTTTATAATACTATCTTCATCTTCACCTGCGTTTATTAAAATTTGTTTACATGGAACTGACAACGCATCTTTCAATATTTGTAGAGCTACTTTTTCTTCTGCATTACTTGCATTTATATCAAGATCTTTAGATATCTTAAGTAATGGTACTCCTCCTCCAGCGACAATACCTTCCTCAAGCGCGGATCTTACCGCGCACACCGCGTCATCAACGCGGTCAAATTTTTCTTTTTGCTCTACATCAGAGTTCCCTCCTACATATATAACACCAATACCTCCGCTTAGACTAGCGATACGTTGCAGGATAAAATCTTTTTCTGATTTTATTTTAGTGTTTTTATGCTGACCCCAAAGTTCTTCAACTCTTTGTGGTATTTCTGCAACCTCATCTTGGTTACGTATTATAATAGTATTGTCTCTGCCGGCAATTACTTTAGCGGCATGACCTAAGTCCTCCATACTAATTAGAGATAAGTCATCACCAGTCTTTTCACTGAAATATTTTGCACCTACCGCTAGAGCAATGTCGCTCATTAGTTCGTGTTGTTTATAACCAAACTGAGGAGGCATGATATTACATATCTTTAATCCATTTCGAACGACATTAGCAGCTAGTGTATTGACGACATTGTTATGGCAATTTCCAATTATCAGAAGTTTGTCGCCGTTACTGATAATGGGTTTCAATATTTTCTCAATACTTAGTATGTTATTAATCTCTTGATCGACTACAAGTATCTTTACATTCTCAAGCACACACTCATCTTTCTTTTGATTATTTACAAACAAGTTCGATGTGTACCCTCTTTCAACTCTAATACCTTTTGTTACCTCACTATACGTGGTATGACCCTGTGAATTCTCAACAGTAACTAATCCGTCTTGCCCCACTTTATTATAAGTGTCGTATATTATTTTCCCAATCTCTTTGTCATTGTTGGATGAAATTGTTGCAACGTCAAGCAGTCTTTTCTTAGACAATTTTTTAGACTGTTTTTCTAAGTTCTTTATTACGTGTGAAGTGTGTTTGTTGATTTCGCGTATCACAACCGTCGGATTTACCGACTTATCTATGTATTTCTCACCAGCCTCAACTAATGCTTCCGTAAGCACAATAGCAGTCGTTGTACCGTCTCCTGCTGAGGTCGCCGTACGATCCGCAGCCTCCTTCATCATCTTTACCGCAAGGTTCTCTACAGGGTCTAATAAGTCGATTGCTTTAGCAACCGTAACTCCGTCTTTTGTAACCGTGATTCCGTGCGTGTGTGTACGTGATTCTATTAGTACTGTTTGCCCTCTTGGGCCTAGTGTTGACTTAACTGCTTTTGAGATTTTAGCAATTCCGCTAGTTAGTTTGTTTCTTCCCTCTGAGTCAAAATGTAACTCCCTTGGGGTGTATCCTTGTTCCATAACAATTTTATTAAATTAGATTTACACAAATATATGTATTTACTTTTAAAATACAAAGTGACACAGTGTCAACTTTTATTCCCTATTTCTTTTTTTTATTTTTTTTCTGTTTTTAATTTTTTTTTTTAAATACAAAATGACTTTGAAGTTGTCACTCTGTCACTTTTCAATATAACTTATTAATAATCAATTAGTTAAGTGGTGACAAACTAATAAAAAAGTTGTCACAAGTTGTCACAAACACTAAAAGTTGTCACCAAACAGTATAGTTTACGCAAATAATATACACACCTTTTCCCAAAAAAAAAGAGCAGCTACTAATTTCACTACTCTTTTTAACCAAAACTCAACTAACTTGGGAAAGTATTTACATGCCGAAATAACTTCGGCCCTCTTCACGCATCTTAGCTCTTTCGATACCGTCTGCGATCATATCTATTTTATATTGCTTCTTCATTTGTTGTCTATATAGAGACGCTTGCTCTATTCCAGACATACCATCAGGTCTGTTATTTATTAACCTACCGTTCTTAATTGTTAATCCGTCCATAACGTTTTATTTATTGTAAAGATACAAAAAAATATTAGACATGTACAGGTAATGGGTTATATATATATTACGACACACCCACCCCAAATTTAAAAGTGTTTTTTTTCTGCCGTCTTGCCTGTAAAAATAAATTTTGGCTCGGATTTTTTAGCTTTTTCCTAGGGGGTCGGCGTGGTGGTGGTTGGTATCCTCTACGCCCCCAGTGTTCACGCCTTCCAACGTTTCACGCCCTCCAAAGTTTCCGAGTTTGTCCGCTCGTGTCCTTCCCTCGCGTTATATCCTCCACCCTAAAAGCAAACATAAACAAAACAAGGGGACAATATTAATTTTTTTTACTCTGTTAAATGTATTTTATTTAAAAGTTTATTGCGTTTTATTTGCATTTAATAAATATTATTACTTATCTTTACAATAAATAAAACAATTAAATAAATATTATTATGAACGAATTAAACGAAATTATCGCACAGGTTCAAGAGTTGCACCTGTTTTTAGACTTAACTATTAAATTATAATTATGAGAACAATTTTAAAT